GAAAATTTTACCTTATTTTCTCCCTTGTGAATCTTTGTTCTCCTTTTGGAGGAACAAATGGTTCCAACGTTCATTATATTTATTAGTGATATATTTGATCTTTATTGTCCTTAGGTATTTTACCTGGGACGGAGTTAGTGTTTTTATAACGCCTACTCAATTTGAGAGACAAGTCATCCAATACGTCGGTATTGATATGAACGTGTCTTCACCTCCCATAGGTGAAAGTTTGTACTGCTTTCAGCTCAATCCAGCTTGTTGGAACGAGTATTACAGTGCTTACTTCTCTTGTCCAACGACCTGTCGTTGGATCCCAACTTTCTCTCTAAGATTCTTGGATTATTATGACTCATTCGCTCATGCCGTCTGTGATCACTCAACATTTGGTTGTATGGTCATGTCAATGGTACGTCCGGATAGTAGATTATCCATACTTAGCTTAGTAATTCTATTATACTCAAGATATATGGTGCTCTTAAGTATTTTATATTCAACAATCAAAGCTCGCGAGCTTGCTCGACCTTATCTCACCTTTTTGCTTGGTACGCCCATCAACCGTGATGATGAGAGACAACAGTTTTTCGTGCATTTTAAAACTCAACCTTTGCCTTACTTGAATGTCCACAAGGACCATACTCATGGCCTTAGTGCAGCACATCGTGTTCAAGCGCGAACTCATGCCGATATAACCGCTCAGCTTTGTGGATATACCCCATATATGATCCAGATGTCTAAAAGTGACACCACCGCTGGATTTGATGGGGACAGAACTTACTACTTTCCTAAAGATGTTGGTATACCTCCTAGATTACCCTCAATCTTGCCTAATCATATGCTCACCCTTGTTGATGTTGACTATTATATGGACATGAATTCATTTTTATTGCTCCATGATAACCCTGTCTATATCTATACATTCACTCCAACTACTGCCGGTTCAAAAATGAAGGACTATACGTTCTGTTTTGATGTTGATGGTTTTGTGAATTATGACGTGACAGGTGGTGCATCTTATAGACATCAACTCTGGGATTATAGTCGTGACACAATTATGATCACTAGTTGGTCAAAGCCTCATGATTATACTTTGCAAGATTTTGTTAACATCAACAACCCAACTGTGGCTATCTATGCTATTGAACGCCGTCGTATTGACGCACATCATTCATCCGTTGTTTTGTTTCCAAAAATGAAATATCACGGACTTTCTGCCATTATTGCATGGTCATTGATGCGCGATCCAGCAGGTCCTGCTAATCTGCAACGACTTGACGTCCGTGTGGGAGAGTTCGCTCGACTGCGCGTTTCTGATGAAAATGGGTTCTTTATATCTACCGCTAGATTGAATTCTCATGCCTCTGCCACTATTCCTGAAGACATGGATGATAAATTTGTGTCTGTTGTTAATGCTAGGACTACACCCATCAACAACGCTGTTACTGCTGCCATTACCGAAGACGCTGAAACTGCTGCTATTATTGTTGATTTCTACCGCAATCATTGGACTCGACCCAATGCTCTTGTTTCTACTCATACAATGCCAAAAGAAAATTCTGTTCGTGGTTTTTCTCATAACATTAAATCTCTTGACGACGATCCCAAATTTGTTCTTGACCCAATCTGTCCACCCTTTATTGATGCTTGCTATGCACCATCAACTGGGGTTTATGATCAGGCCTCGGCTTATTACGGACGTGTTGAGGATGTTAGAACCCATGTTTCTGAATGCTCTAGCTTTGTGTGGACATGTATTCATGACTTTGCTGTTGAACTTCGACCTGAAAGCGTCTCTTATCTTGTTCCTGTTGACTTTGAATTTGTCGAGGAAATGCAGTCACGCCCCAGCCAAGTTAGGATCTTAGAGGAAGCTGGAACTCTTCCAAATCTGATGAACGATGAAAAACGTACTAATGAAAATTTCATCAAAGCCGAAGCTTATCAGAAACCAACACACCCAAGAATCATTACGACAATTGAGGATGAAGACAAGTATCTTTATTCTAGATATATGTACTCATTTGCCAATTATCTGAAAGAAGCTGTTGATTCTAGTGGTAACAAAAAGTTTAAATGGTATGCTTTTGGTCGTACACCCCTTGAAATTGCTGATCATGTCGCTTCAATTTGCTCTCAACCAAACACATATAGTGTTGATGAAACTGATTTGCGCCGTATGGATGGTACAATTTCTGAGCTTGCTCGTGAAATTTGCATCATTCTTATGAAACGCGTTTTCCACCCACGCTACCATGTAGAACTTGAACGTCTGATGAGGACTCAGTTCAATTGCTATGCTGTCTTTAAGAGAGATAGTGATGGTTTTAGAGTTACGTTTGAAACTGACTTTTGCCGTGGGTCTGGTTCACCAGAAACTTCTTTGCTCAATACCTTGATTAAAGTTCTTTGTAGCTACCTCGCCAACCGTTTTTTCTATAGCGTCCGTACGGTCGAAGCTCATAGAAAATCGTGGGAAAACATTGGCATTCACGCTGGTGATGATGGTTTGCAAAAACATCTCCCATTTGAATGTCACGAGCGTGCAGCGAAAGCTTTAGGATTGGATATTGAGGTCACGAGAAAGACTCGATTGAAGGATGGTCTTCATACCATTCCAGATAGAGTTTCTTTCCTTTCCCGTATCTACGGTCCTGAAGTTTGGACTGGGGACAACAACAACTGCTGTGACATTGTTCGTATTTTATCTAAATTTCATGCGAGTCCCCGTTCGAGTTCTGTCTTCCGACCTGAAGAAAAGGTCGTCTTGAAAGCTATGGGCCTGATCTTGACTGATTCCCAAACGCCAGTTGTTGGGGATATTATGATTGCGATATTGGCATCCGCTGACTGTTCCGGCATGAAAGTTGGTGATGTCACTGTTGAGTCTTTCCGTCATGATCTTGATTATCGTTCACTTGTTGAACATATACCAACTGGTCTGGTTTCTTGGTGGGTCAACAATCCTGTTCCTCAGCAATGGCCTAATCGATATGAGTCTTGGATGGACGATTATGTCGAGGCCTGTGGAATCAATTGCGATGTTGTTCGGACTTGGACTGATTTGTGTTTCAGTATGAGCCTTAAAGAACTCCTTGAATGCATCCCACTCATTGTTGAACCTGCGGCACCACCGCAACCAAAAGCCAGCGTAGTCATCAAAGGAGAAATACTTGTCGGTTCTGATCCCACCCAGGATCTTGCTATTGCTAAAATTGCTGAGGAAGCTAAGAGCAAAGCGTTCCACAACAAAGGTAAAAAGCCACCTAAACGTGTGCCTAAGTCTGCAGAAAAGCAGCCTGCAACGTCCTTGCAGCAAACAAAAGGACAGGCTAGACAACAGAAAGGAAAACAAAAACAAAAACAAAAACAACCTTCTGTACCCACTAATAAAGTGTCTAGTCAAAAGAAGGAAGTAAACAAATAAGTTTATTTTCTTCGAACGGATATTAGCTCCTGGTCATGGTTCGTATGCCTTGTTCAAGAGTTGTGTTTCTTTCATCTTTATCTAATATCCGTGATAAACACGACACATGGGCTGTTATTTCTTTGGGGTTTGGTGGACCCCCTATGAAATACAATTCATATTACGAATATTTCATCTTATGGCTAAGAAAAATAAAAGAAATGTTGCCTCTATTGCAAGACGTGCAGCAAGAAAGGAAGCAAAGAAAGAAATTGCTAAGGAAGATACGTTGCTTGAGTCCGCTCTTGCACAGGTTGGTATCACTGGTTGGGCTGGTGATCTCGCGAGCCGCGCTATTGGCGGTTTACTTGATGCTGGCACTGGCCTTATTCCTGGCGCCGGTGGAATTATTTCAGGAGCTGCTCATGCTGGCGGACTCTGGTCTGAACCACCCAAGAACCATCTCTCTGGAAAAGGAATGCCTCAATCATTCCAACATGACAATAAGTCAGAGATGGTCAAACTATCCCGCGCCGATGGAAGTGTTTATCAAGCCCATGTCCTTTCAAAGGACAAAACTATCTTCCGGTCCTACCATTTCCCTCTCACCCGTAAAGGTGCCAAGAATTATGAAGCCAATGTTCCAATCGTCGCTGGCGGATCATTGCCCCAAGGATTCTTCAATTCGTCTCGAATTGCGACCACTCTTAACAATGAGGAACTCGTTGCCTTTTCTGGCCGTGTTTACATCGGAAAGGTTCTCGCGGATGACTATCTCACTGGAGATATGCTCCTCTCGATGGATCTCAACCCCTCAAGTGGATTGTTACGTCGGACGTATTTGGGCAAGAAACTCGCTCTTTACGATAGATATTCATTCTCTCACGCTGCTTTGCTGTATCTTCCTACCACTAGTGCTGTCACTGATGGTGGGTTGCTTATGGCTACTTTCGCTGATCCCGATAAAAGTCTCGATCAATTTGGTGAAGGTGACACTCGTGTCAATGCAGGTGAATCGCTTGCTAATGCTTGTGCTTCTGGTGAATTTTGGTGTGGCCATTCTTTACTTTGTGCTTTGGATTCTACTGTTAAGTATCAAAACCAACAGCCTGGCTCAAAACGAGACGCTGTGGCTGACCGCTTGGTTAGCGCTGGGGCTGTCGAAGCAATCGCTGTCGACGATCTTAGTTTTACTACTTCCCCTGGCGTTTTCATGCTTGACGTGGAAGGCATTGCGTTCAATCCTTTCCCCCCTCCAGAATATGGAGATTCCTATGCAGCTTGGGATGTTCTCACTCAACCTGGGAACGATGATGATCGATTCTTCGCTCAAGACTTCACTATCACTGATACGGCTGGAGCATTTAATGGAGGTCGATTACCTCAGAGCGTACCCCTCAATTTCCCCATCCCCGACGGAATCTTCGATCCTCTCCAGTCTGGACCATCTCGCATGACGCAGACTACCTGGCCTGACACTAATTCTTGGTCTAAACGCAACTCACTGTCTCAGTTAGGCATCTCTCTCTTTGCACAGGATTCACTATCTTGGACCTTCCAATTTCCAGCTGGTGTCTATCACATCCTCACGTCTGAGTCTTGGGGACCTGGTTCCACTGGCACTCCTCATCTTAGTGCTTCTGTCATTGAGAATTCTGTGAAAACAAATGAGTCAGTTCTAACAGTTGGTGACGCTACTAATGGCGGCACCAAATGGTGGTCTGCTGACTTTGAATGTGATGACTATGCTTTGCTTAAATTTACTCACAACGCTGTGGACTTTCTTTTAGTGCATGGTATGACTCTTCTCATTTCTGTTGATGAATCTTTTGGTTTATCTTCACTTATGATTCGGTCTAAAGTTGCTGAACGTGAAAATTTTCGCAAACGTATTGCCCATCGTCCCAAAGTTCATAAACCCTTTCCACTGGCTCCTTCTGATGTCACCCCTGATGAACTCGCTCTCCTCACGAAATTGAGGAATTATAAGGGCAATCCTTCATCCTCCACTGATGAAATATTAACATCTCATTAAATTTCCACATCATCCATCTAAATAAAACTAAAATTAGAAAAAGTAGAAAATTTAAAAAAAAAAAAAAAAAAAAAAAAAAAGATAGGAATTGGGGC